TAGGTTACACCAGCTTTGGTTCCATAACCGTTGTCAGCACCGTCGATACCAGTAGCGAAAGAAACTTCACCATAGATGTCAAGACGCTCGGTAGCAGCAAGAGAAGCGCCTGCCTTACCAGCGAAAACGGTTTCAGAAGCAGCACCGTCAGGAGAAACTACAGCAGGACCGCCTTGAACGTAATAACCAACTGCACCAGATTCGCCTTCGTAACCAACAGCGAACTCGGTAAAGGTTCCTTCATAGTCAGAACCAACAAAACCAGAGTTTGCTTCTACGTTAACATAAGGACCTGCAAAAGCAGCACCAGCGGACATGGACAGAGCAGCAGTTGCTGCGAATACAGATTTAATCATTTTAGATACCTCGTTATTTACTTGCGGAATGGTTACCCGCAGATGGAGGACCAGGTTCTTCTGGTCGCTATTTTTTATTATAACTCATAATGTAGTTGCGCGTCAAGTGCGTTACCTAGTATTCTTTATAGAGTGTAACGCATAAGTATATATATGGTTTTTATTCTTCAACTACGACAGCATTTTTGAATCCACCATTCGCATTGGATACCTCTGTATTACCAATAATTCTTGTGGTAGGAGCAATAAGAGTATTAACTTCTGTCAAGGAAGAAAAGATTTTCCTTGCAGAAAAATCATCAGACCAATTTTGCCCTCCAATATAATATACATCCTTCCCAATAGCAACACTGGTTCTTTTTAAATGGTACATTTTATTGATTGTAGTTATTAGTATTTAATAAACCTTCCGCGTTTGGATACATTGATAGACCTACTTATACTGCTTACCATCACACCAGTATCTTCGGACGCCTCTGTCTGTGAGTTATAAACCTTACCTGTATGCGTATCCTTTACCTTAACTATTCTTGCTTGTCTGGTTGCTTCTTTGACGTGTTCGGGGCAGGGGCGACCAAGGGTTCCCCCGTCTCCTCCCAGTGTTGCATTGTATTCTGGTTTGATTTTATCTATCCAGAATACCTCCCTATCACCTCTCTGGTCTGTATCACACTCCTCCAGTATCTCCCAAGTAAAACCTTCCCTACCATACTTACGTAGGGCATTAGAGAATGGTAGGTTTGTATCTCTATTATTTGCATACCACCAATGAGTGTTTATTCTCTTATAAAGTTTATCGTATGTAGTTTGGCCGATATAACATTTACCATTTACATTATTAGTCGCCTTGTAAATATACGCCATTATTATAGGTTCTTAACACTTTTATTTATACATTATAACATAAAAAAAGAGGGGCATTTGCCCCCCCTTGAAAATCTTGTAAAAATGTGGTATAATACCACTTATTTTTACATAAGATTTTTGACCAGAACACGTCTGTAGTAGCGGTTAGCGTTGGTCTGGAGGCGACCATAACCTTGGTTAAGACCTTCAGCGAATGGGTTTGCGACCATGCCGTAGCGGGTCTTAAATCCAATCTTAGGCTGGAAGGAGTTCTCGCCAACTGCACGAACCATCTGAAGTGGAACGTATGGGCAATAGAACAGACCTGCGTCATAAGGTGAAGTACCCTTATAACCAACAACATAGTACTGGTTGCCATTGCCACCTACGTTAGCAGAATATGGGTCAATGTAAACTCTGTACTTACCGTTGAGTGTACCAGCAAAAGTGTTACCGGTGTCATCAACGTTCAGGTTAGCGTTGAGTGCAGGGGTGTAATCGAGTACACCAGCCATGGTCAGTGCGGACGCAACGTCAGCAGAGCACATGATGATGTTACCCTTTCCTCTACGAGTTCTTTGTGCGATTGCGTTAGCATCACGCTCGATTTGGAAGATAAGACCCTTGAACTTCTCAACAGACCAACGACCATTGGAGTCGATGTCCAGGTCAAACTGACCAGCAGTTGCGGTGTTGTCAACAGCACCTTGCTCAGCAACCTTGTAGATGGTTCTGATAACTTCGCGGTTGATTTCTGCGAGGATCTCAGTAGAAAGGATGTTAGCAAGTTCTGCTTCAGCATTCAGACCGTGAATTGCCTTCAGGTCTTGTGCCAGTTCCAAGGAGTACTCAGCCTTGAGTGCTCTTGACTTTGCAGTAACGGTGACTTTCTCGATCGAGAATGCCATCTCGTTGAATGCATCGCTACCAGTTCCGCCGAGGTTCTCAGCATCGCCAGTAACCATACCCTGACCAACGTTGTATGCTGTTTCGTCAGCAGTTGCGGTTGGGTTCAGGAGGGAAGGATTGCTACCTGTCTGTGAGGTAGTACCCATACCTACGCCACCACCAGTGAAACCTGCAGTCTCATCAAGACCTGCGTCCTGACCGGAGAATGCGGTATCTGCTTCGTTGAAGAATGCTTCGGTGCCGTCTTGTGCGCTGTAGCGGGAACGCATTGCGAAGATGAGTCCGGTAGGACCGTTCATTGGTTGAACGCCTGCCAGGTCATATGCCATCAGGTTAGGCATTGAACGTCTGATCAGGGAGATCAGAACGGGGTCGAAACCAGCGGTAGGACCATTGTTTTGTGCATCAGCACCACCAAAACCACCGGATGCACCAGCAGCGTTTGCGGCGTTGGTTGGGGTTGCTTCCATGAGGTTGCCCATGGAACCACTATCAAAGGCAGATTGCTCTTTGAGGAATCTTTCTTGGTTTTCGAGCAGGACAGCGGTTACTGATCTTCTGTGTGAATCTTTGATTTTATCAAGACCCTGATAGTCCAGAAGAGGTGCCCACTTCTCCTGCAGATGTTCGGAATGGAACATTTGCTTTCTCCTTAAATGTTTAGTTTGTTAATGTTAAATTCAGTTGTTTTTAGCAACAGATGAAAGTGCTTTCAGATATGACGCCATATCAGAAGAATATGTTTGTTCTTGTGGTACGGACTCAACACCTTCGGACAGTGTTTCAGTCTTTGCTAAAGTTGAAGTCGCTGTTCTAGATGTGAAGTATGACTCCTTAAGCGTCTTCAGTTTTTCACGATATGCAGTTTCACTTTCAAACTCAACACTTTCTGCAAGTGAAGCGAGCTTTTCTTTCTGCGTCTCTGCGAGACCTTCAGAAATCTGATCTAAGATGCTATCAGCAACCGACTCTGCGAGGCGCTTGTTGAGGGAGATATTCTTATGGATTTGCTCGTTGAGTTTTGTCTCCATTTCATCAAGTTTTTCTACCATACTGTGGAGTACATCATATTTCTCTTCAGGGATTGTTACATAATGTTCTTCAAAAAGACCCTTCATTCCTGAAAGGAATGATTCAGTCATCTCAGTTTTAATGCCATTTTCAATGGCAAGTTGGTTTTCAGAAACCCACTCTTCTGATACGTATTCCAGATAGGAATCAACTCTTTCAGTGAGTTCTGCTTTTGCTGCTTCAACTTCTTCTTGAAGTTTCTGAGCATATTGTGCTTCGAGTGCTTCTCTGATTTCAACTACTTTTGTCTTCAGAGCAGCTTCAAAGATTGTCTTTGCTTTCTCTTTGAATTCCTCGGAGAGTTCTTCACCACCAAGAAGAGCATTAACGTCTTCTTCAACGTCAACTTCGTCGCTGACTTCGAGTACTTCCTCGACAGTTTCTTCTTCGACTACTTCATCAGTAATTTCAGGAGACTCTTCGATAACTTCCTCTTCATCTGCCTCAACTTCTTCTTTCTTAGTTGCTGGCATTGGGTCAGCAGATTTTGCTCCCTTGTTTACAACATCCTTAACTTGCTTAAGGCTGCCGCCTGGTTCTTTCAACTTAGCGGAATCATCGTCAGACTTATAGTTCTCAGGGGTAGGACCTCCGAGATCTTCAACAGATGCTAGTTGAGAACCATCGTTTTGCAATTTTGGCATTGGATCACCAGACTTTGCACCAGCATTAACTGCGGTCTTTGACTGGACTCCCCTTGCCGTCTCCATTTCTTGTAAGTTGTCACCAGACATTTGAACTCTCCGATTTACCGTTTTTATACTATATTTATTTATAAATTAAAGATTTGCTAAAAAGTCATTGAATAGTTGAATCTTCTTCTCTTCCAGCATTTTTTGGTTTACTAATGTATCAATTTGCTTTTTCATATATGAAAGATGTTTTTCGCGAAGGATTCCTCCTTCCCAAACCCACTCTTTTCCTTCCATGATACCTTCAACGAAAGCATCAGGAGCAGATGGGTCAGCAACAATGTCAGCAGCAGTTGCTAACATAAAGTCATCAGAAACAATATTTACACCTTCTCTATTTTGTGTAAGTGAACCGATGCCCCTAGAAGAAACACCAAGCTTTACACCTTCAGATAAAAGTGATTCTGCGATCTTACCCATTGGAGTAGAAAGAATCTTTGCTTTTCCAATATAGTTTGAACCGCTTTCTCTCAAAGAAACAATTTTATGTGAAACTCTGTCTAGATTTACCGTTGGACCATCTGGGTGTCCAAGTTCTCCAAGTGCTCTTCCTGAATTAACATAACTTTCATTATATCTTCCCACCTCTCGACGAAGAGTCTCCATAGGATACATCCGACCATTGCGGTTCTTGATGTTTCCCTGAAGGAATACACCTTCAATGTAAAGTGACTTCTTGCCGTTTTTACCTTCGGCAATAAACACTTTTACGTCTTCGATCTCTTCTCGGATTAGTTTCATTTGATTAACCTGTAAAACCTACTTTTGCACCAAGCACAGAAGCGTTTGTTGCATATACACAATGGGAATATTTCTTTTCAAGAATCTCCACTGAGTTTCCGGGCATAGTCATAGATCCAATTTGGGTTCCCCCTTGTGTCTCTACAACTACAACTGAATAAGCAGTAGATGAATTATTTACAAGTCTCACTGAAGCTGCTTCAGAAAAACTTGTTGCTGTTCCAGTTGTTGTTGGAAGTGCAGATTCATCACCCAACAATAAAGTTCTAGACATAGTTCAAAAGTTCTTTTTATTACATATTTATCATTCTTCAGTTTCGGACTCAAGTCCAAACATACTAGATGCAACATTTGGTTTAATTGCTTCAATTTTATCTGCCGATTTTGCATAAAGAATATCTTTAAGAACATCACTAATTTGTGATGGACTTTCATCCGCAGCAATAAGATTCATTAATTCGTCCATAGTGATAATAATTGCTTTATCATTTTTATTTATATTTCTCCACCTTTGGGTGGTTTAATCTCTGGTGCTTCCGTTGCTGAACCATCTATTTCTGGTTCGACTACTGGAGCACCTAAATCACCACCTACTCCAGAATCCATGGGTTGTCCGGTTGCTGGATCAATAGGAATATTTGGATCTGGAATAATTCCATCAGATATTTCCTTTTCGATCA